CCTGGCTGGTCATGTAGCCGTTGGGCGCCACGCTCAGCAGGTAGTTGAGCCGGTGCGACGCCGCAGTCTCGATGCTGCGCCCGGTCTGCTTGACCAGCCGGCACGGCAGCATCCCTACCGACTCGGCAAGCACGCGGACACAGCCGAAAACCGTAGTCATCTGCATGGCGCGGGTCGTTGTAACCTGCTGGCCAGTGACCGTTTCGTAACCGGCACCAAGCGCGGCCGCCAGCTTCTCGCTGGTGTCAATCAAGACCGGATCGCCCTTGACGCCGAACAGGCCGCGCAGCTTGTTAATCATGCCCATTAGAGCGTCCTGATTCCGTGGTTGATGATGTGGTCCGAAAGGCTCATAACGGGCGCCTCGGATTCCGCGCCGCTTGCTGCGGCAACCGCCATAGCAAGCGCCACCATTCCGTCGATACGGCCTGTAGCTTTGGCTTTCGTGAATTTCCTGCCGCCTGCCGGGTCGGTAACAGCTACGGCGTTCGCCGCACACATAGCCAGCAGCGGCTGGTTTCCGTGTCGCAGCTTGCGGGCGAGCAGGCGAGTTTCCAGCTCTCGGAGCGCGGGGCTCATAGAGACGAAGCCCTGGCCGAACTCCTTAAACCGTTCAAGCTCTTCTTCGCTAAACCCGGCACGCTCAAGCCATGGCTTGAGGAAGCGCATGTTGTAGCGGTCGAAGTTGAGGACTCGAACGTCATAGCGGTCGAAGACTTCGCGCAGGTGCGCGGCGATGAACTCGTATTCGATGGCTCGACCCGGACAGGTCTGCAAGTGGCCATCTCGCGCCCACTGGTCATACGGCACGCGGTCATTGCGCGACTTCTCAGCCAGCCCCTCTTCTGGCAACCAGAACGTTGACTCAACGTCGCCGTCATCGGAAACCAGAACCAGGGCGGTCAGATCGTTGACGCTGGAAAGGTCAAGCCCGCCATAAACCGCCCGCCCTTCTAGGGAGTCAGGCTCGTCGCCGTTTTCCTGCCAGATTGAGCGACTGACGAACGGGGACCGTGCCTCGACCCGCTGGTTCAAGATGAGGTTCCGGTAGGCCGGCTCCCGGCTGGGCAGGCGCTTGGCGTCTGAGGCCTGGCGCTTTACCTCCTCCTGATTCATGAAGTCGTCAAAGTGCGGGTTCGCCGCCCTGATCGCTTCTTCGCTGAACGGATCAAGATCCATCGGAGCCGTACACAGCTCGACCTTGTTGCGCGGGTCGGCGCCCGTAAGAGCGTCGTCGATAAGCAAGCTGAGCAAGTCGGCGTCTGTCGGCGCCTGGGTGCTGATGATTATCGAAAGCGGATTTTCCTGAGCTGCCGATGCCGTCTCCAGCGCCTCGTAAAGCTGCGAGCGCGGACCGATGACCTGGCCTAATTCGTCGTGAATGATGAGCGCAGGGCTCAAGCCGAACTTGGTTGCGGCATCGGCGGACAGCGCCTTGTAAAACGTGCCGAGGTCGCCGCACAGCAATTCTTTAGCCGTGTCGCGGATGTTCACGTACTCGGACAGGTCCGGGCTCATGCGAACAACCTTGGCAGCCAGCTCGAATAGGATTGCAGCCTGATCGCGCGACTGTGCGGCGCTGTAGAGCTGCGAGTTTGGGCGAGCCTCTGGCCCGCACAGATGCAAAAGAACAATGAAAGCAGATAGCGCGGTCTTCGCGTTCTTCCGAGCCATGCTCAAAATGAACACGCGAGTGGGGCTGTCGTAGATGCGCTTGATCCACTTGCGCTGATGCTTGGTCAGCTTGACCCTCTGGCCAACCAGCTTGCCTTCAGGGATGCAGCAAAACGTCTCAATCCACTCGCAGTTGCGCTCGCCTCTGGTCAGCCGTTTTCGACCTGCCATGGTTTGCGCCCCTTGTTGCCCTGGCTCGCCGTGCTGGCGGACTTGGCGTTGTACAAACTTTGTTGGGTCAGGCGCATCGAGCGGAGCAGCGCGTTAATCGCTCGCGTCTCGCGCTCAAGCATTGCGCCGAGCTTGTCGAATCGTTTCATGCCGTCGTCGTCAGCCAGCCAGGCCGGATCAAACTCTTCGAGCTGTTGCGCGATCAGGTCGGACTGAACCTTGTGCCGGCAATACTGAATCAGCATCGCGGCGTTTTCCGGACCGAACCAGTCGGCGGGCCTGGAGTTGACGACGGCGACCCACTCAGCCTTCTGAGCCGGGGTCAACATGAATGGCGGGGCTAGTCGTGAATCGACCCCGATGGAAGTCGCCACAGACAGGGAGGCGACAGATTTCTTGCCTCGAACGGCCATGGCGAATTACCAAAATTGTTGCGGTTAATGAGAAGCGAAGGCGAGGACCGGTATTGCTGCGGCGAGGTCAGAACACTGGACCTCCCCCCTCCCTATGCTGGAAACCCGAAGCCAAGCTGTCCGACAGACTGCGCGCCCTTGGCCTGGTTGCAACCACGGCACGAGCAGGCGACGTTGCCCCAGGTATGGGAGCCACCGGCAGCAAGAGAGACAACATGGTCAAGCTCTGGCGCAAGCGGATCGCAGCGACCCCTCAGTGCGCGCTTGGTCTTTATCCCGCATAGATGGCATCGCCACCCGTCACGCTCAAACACCTTGAGAGGGTCTATGCGATCCGCCAGTAGTCCGCGCATCTTCGCCCGCCTCTTGCTCTTGGCGACACGCTTTGCCTGCTTTCCGGCTGCGGTTGCATGGTTGGCCTTTCGGCGAGCCTTGTCTCTCTTCTTGCGACAGGAATCACTACAACAAGCTACGCGGGCATGCTTGTGCTTCTCAAGCACTACACCGGCTCCGCATACGCAGCAAGGCGCAATCTGCTCTGGCTTTGATAGCTTCGGCGGCTGACTGGCGAGGGCTAATCGCCGCTTGACGTTTACCCCTATGCGGAGCAGCGCCCTACGCTCTTCTCCGATCCTAGTCTTAGCTCTGCCGTAGCACTGCTTGGTGCAAAACCTGCCGGCATCTTTGTCGGTGCGGACGAGCCGACTGATCGGGGCGTGACAGCCAGCGCAAAACCGAGGCCGCAACGCGAAACCGAACCTCTCCCCGTAGCGATGCCGCCGCGCACACAGGTCTGAACAGCAGACCTGAGCTTCGTACTTCTTCCGCGTGATCGTGAACGGTTCGCCGCAGGACGGACAGCCTTTCGTAACAGGCACGAACCGTTTCGCCTTCGGCACGTAAGCGCTCGGACGACAGCCTGGGCGGCAGTACAGTTTGCGACGGCCACGAGGACCTTTACTTTGAAACAGGTTCCCGCACGCAATGCATGCGGTATAATCGGCATCAGCCATAGCCGTGATCCTCGAACGATCAGGTTTGTGGTCAGAGCCCGGTTACTGTTGACGCAGTGCCGGGCTCGCTTGTTTCTGGGATTAATTATACCTCAGTCCCGATACCAATGACTGTTTGGATCTAGTGGCCATCCGTTCACGTCGCACCCCGGAAGCGAGCCGGACTTCTCCAGGCGCTGCTTGGCCGAGTCATGGCAGCCCTTACAGAGCGATTGCAGCGCACCCCCAAAGAATAACGCCTCGTCGCCCTTGTGCGGCGTGATGTGATCTACCACTGTCGCGGCTGTTGCCCTACCCATCACGGCGCAGTACCGGCACAAAGGCTCCCTCCGTAGCTGATGCCAGCGCAGCCGATGCCAGCGCTTCGTGCTGTACAGGTGACGCCATGGGCGACTATCCATCTCTGCGCCTCCAGTATCTCCACGCCTCCATCCCCACCATCATGCATACGCATAGAGCGATGCGGAGGAGTAGGAGGATGGTGAGGAGGCGTTTCATGCGCCGGCCTTCTTCTCGCCGAACCGTACAGCCAGCTCACGGAGCTTTTCTGTTCCGAGAAACCCGACTGATCCACCTACGAACGTAGCCATGCTCTGCGGGAGGCCGAAGTACTCGAGCAGCGGGACCAGGGTCAGCGTGGCGAATCCACACAGAGCGCCCTCGAGCACCATCTGCCGCTTAGTTCCGCCCCCGTACACGACTCGCAGCACGGCGATAGTCACGGACAGGCCGAACGCGTACAGGCTCGGGGCGATGGTCTGCAGCCATGCAAGAGCCGCAGCCCACGTTTCAGGACGGTCGGGCATCTTCATATCTCGGTTATCCCGCATGGGGCAGTTGGTGATTGGTCCGGCCTCACATGCGCGTGCGATCCGCCTATGAGCAAGGAGGCAGGCATGGGGCCGGAATTCGTGGAATAGAGCCCGATTCCCCTAGCGTCCTAGGGGCGATACTCGTTATCGAGTCGCGCAGTGTGCTGCGTGTGGCGCGTAGCCGATCGCAAGCAGGCCGGGGATTGGGTTGGGCGCCGGGTGGTCGAGCCCTAATCAGCCGTTCGCGCAAACACATCGAATTCGATGGGAATAAAAAAGCCCCGACCGAAGTCAGGGCTCTTGGATTGGTGCAGGTGGCCGGTGCTTATCTCCGGCATTGACGCTTAACCCTCACGGAGCCTTCGCACCTTGGCGTCAGTATCTATTGGCTCTTTAGCGCATCAGCCTGCGCATTCACCTGCTCTCGGCCATCTCAACGCGTGAAATGACCAAGATAGGCATAGAATGGCTCACTAGCTCATTCGTGTCAACCATCTTTGCATGACGCGAGACATTCCATGGCGAATTGCACAGGGTACGGCGCCGGCCTGAA